GCTTCCAACGCATCTAGTTTAGATTCATCGAATCCAGAGTCATCAATAGGATGTTGTTCTTCTTCCTCTTCAACTGTTTCGAACAGATTGTTAAAGTTAGTACTAGCATTAACAGTTCGTTTACCAGTATAGCCTCTAGTTCCAGGAATAGCTTGCCAGAATTTATCGTACATATCAATGATAGCAATAGCTGTTTCGCGATCAGGAGCCGCAAATATAGCTTCTACTATATCTTTAAAATATATGACATCAAAATTATCTTGTACTAACATATTAGGACATTTGCCAGCATCGTATTCACGATTAGCTCTTTGTACAGATTCTAAGTGTAACCAGACATTATGTGCCATGAGCAATGCGTAAGAAAATGAATCCCAACTAGTTTTACCTTCCTTGCCAATCTTGTTAAGCATACCAGGCGCATAATAACAAATGTCTTTAATTTCTAAATTATCACTAACAGGACTATCATCAAAGTGATGTATTAATTTATCTTGTAATACAGCAGTACTAAATTTGCGTGTGTCGGCGGCATATTTCTTATCGTCCACAATAGCACTCATACGATAACACCATTTACCTCGATCCTGTATATCAACTTGATGATATACTTGTCCATTAGCAGTTGCTAAGAATGGACTAGCACAATCAAAACTAATAGTAAAATTTGGATTGACATACTTGCGTACAGCTCGTTGGATGTCAGTTAATAATAGTGCCCATTCTAATTTACTTGTACCTAAGAAGTGCATCCAATCATGCTGTCCTTCTTGTAACAAGTTATCAAATTTTAATGCGACTAGTCTGCGTAATACTAAGTCTACATCACACATATTCTGACCGCCCATGGCCCAACCATTAAATGCTTTATTACCATATTTTGTTGGATCACAGAAATGTTTCATCTGCTGATACCAATCTTCCGCTTGTGCGTGATTCTCGCCTTGTAATACATTTAAGAACTTACAGTTACCATTACGATTGGCAATAAAGTATTCGTTATTATATTTTGTAGCTTCTACAGCTTGTTGATAGCTTTCGATACCAGTAGCTTTACGACCAACAGGACTGCGTTCGACCCAAGCTGGAATATCGAGTACCATGCCATAATCCATGATACCATCCATCCACTTTAATACTGCTTCACGCTTTTTCTGCGCCGCATCTAACTTAGCTTGATATTCTTTTACATGATCAATTTTAGTATATTTTGTATTACCGTTTTTGTCATGCTTAGGTGTACCATCTGGTTTCAACGATGGAACATGTTCGATACCCTTGGCGATAGCTTCGGCCATTTTAGTTTTTACTTCCGCTCCATTAGGGTCACGCCACTCACCTTCCCACACACCTTTACCAATCTGGAATCCACCCGAGTCGCCTAAGACAAAAGTATTAGCACGATCTCGATTACGAATCATGTCTTCGTTCCAATCTTGCTTACTAAGATCTAGGTTTGCATGGCCTGCGGAATACAAACTCCATTTATATGTGAATAGACCTTTCTGAGCATTAAGCCAGTTGAGCATTTCCATATCTTGGATATTCTTTGGCATGCGAGCTTGCTCGACATACTGTCCGCCACGCTGTTTGCCTATGTAGGTTCCAAAAAAACCTGACAATGCTGGCAAGAACACAGCATAGTCAGATTGTTTGTTAGTGAGATTGTCTTGGCTCATCTATTATTTAGATTGTGCTGGTAGGATATAAGAATAAACAGCAAGTCCAGTATCAACAACAATCTGAGCCGCACCTTCATCACTAATACGCATGATTTTATCACCATACAAATCGAGGATTCCAATGACAGCTCTAACTGGCCAACTCCAAGCTCTTGCTAATGTACCAGTTACACCTGGTTGGAATACAAAGTTACCAGCGTGTGTACTATGATCACCGAAGAAGAACTTTAGATCTCCATTTTCTACTTTAACTTGGAAATTGTTTTCTTCGCTATTAGCAGTAGCCTGCATTTTTAAACGCTGAATAGCGGCCGCACTTGGTTCAAATTCGATATTCCACTTAACACCTTTGAATTTGACAGTTTTAATTTTTTCATTGGCAACTTCGGCTGCCATGAAGCGATATGAATTTTTAAAGTCGCCAGATTTGTTCGCGAAGTTTAATTGATCCGGAGCTCCAGTGTCTTTGCGATTAATAGCCAAAGTAGCATCTTCTTTATACTCTTGTAAGTTCAAAAGAATTTTAAGTTTAGCTAAGTTTGGCATACCAAATGTGCCAATAAATTCTGGCACTGGGTTGATTGTTGTGCCTTCTACAATAATAGAATTATCTTCGGCTTTACCAAAGATTTTTGTTTCGGCATCAGTGCCAACTACACGAACTTGTTCAATACTGCCCAAGTCAAAAGTATGTGAAACTAAGTCTAAAAGATGATCACGCATTTATATTTCCTTTAATTAAGTAATGTTGATAGTATAACAGGTTTATTTAGGTTTTACAACGATTTTGAAACTTTTTTTGCCATTTAGAATTCAAATAATGACTGGAAGGTATTTTCTGTATTAGTAGCCGCAGCCAAATCCCAATCCAATACACTTAATAGATTATCAATCTTTTGATCTACGATAGTTGATTCCATCAACGCATCATCAAATGGCAATTCTTTAAACCAATCGGGTAATCTTTGCTCGTCAGTAGGATAACCAATACTTGTCCAACCCAACGGATTTGATTTTAATTTACACACAATAGTTTTCATACCATCTACTATAGCGATAGAATAATTGTCGCCATTCATACGGCGCATATTATTCCAATTAAGTGCCGCACGAACATGCCCTGGCATATTGGCTTTGCCTTCGCGTTCTTCGGCAGCACCGTATTTGGTTAGATTATTAACCCGTTTAGGAGTACCTTTTTCCCATGCTGGTCTTTCGGCGAATCCATATTTAAATTCACGAATCCGCTCGATGATGTCTTCGCGACTAGTGCCTGTTAATACTTTTTGTAATATTTCACTTAGGAAGTCTTGAATAACTTTAGGAGTATCTGAACGCTTTAAATCTAGTCCCATGGCTTTGATCTTACCTGGACTGCCGTCAACATCAAGGCGTTTATTTTCTAAGTCATAAATTAATACAGCATAACGTTTTTTAGTAATAAACAAACTGTTTGACGCTACTAATTCGCGGCCTGCTTTAATAAGTTCGCCAGCTTCTCTTGGACAATGAAATGCTTGCTCCATAAATGCTGGAAATGATTCATTTACTTGATCCGCAATACTATCATAGAGTTGGATACAAGTTTCTTTACTCCAAGCCATATTACCGTTAGCGACTTCATCTTTAATAGCAGGCCAAGCAGTAAAATAACACGAATCAGTATCGCCGTAGATAATAGCATCACCTAAGTGGTCTTTAATACCAAATACACATTCATTGATATAGCCTGCCATGTGTCTAGCAATACTACGACCGGTTAGTGTAGTCGACTGCCCGATGCGTTTGTCAAAGAAACGACAATGTGGATTCAAAATAGCACCATACAAACTATTCAAATTAATCTTTTTAACTAACTGTCGCTTATCCCAGAATGCCTCTTCTTTTTTATCTTTGGCTGATTTTTTGTTAGCTTGTAATTCTTTACGCTCGGCATACCAACGTTCTAACAATCCTGGGACTACACCTTTGCGCTCGTAAGTAACAATAGTACCATTAGCAGTTAACATCCATGGCTGATTGCTGTCAAAGATCATGGTCCATATTTCGCTGGCGCTGTGTACGGTACTGTCACCATCTTGCCAGTCTATAGTGATCTCAGTACCACGCTGTTGTTCCATGACAGCAGTATATTCTAATGTGGCAAATACACCTTCCCAGGCCGCCGCAAAAGTCTTGCCTTTATTAACAATATCATTAATATATCGATCGGTCATAATAGGTCGTAGCTGGCCTACTACAGTTTCCATTCCCATGTTAAGCGCACGGATAGCACTAGGATACAAAGAGTTAATATCCACAGCGCCTACCCATTCATGTACACCTTTTTTAGGATAGGCAACATACGCACCAGCGGCCGCAGTATCATCGTCTGTTAATCTTTGTTTGCGATTAGGTACAACAAGCCCACGCTCATGTGCTTCGTTAATAATAGCTTGTTCAGTAACAGCTACCGCACCCATGGTAGTTGCTAACAATACAGTATTGGCGTGGGCCAGTTCATTGGCCAATTCCAAGAAGCGTAGTTTTTTATCTAACTTGTCTAACAACAATGTATCTTGTCTATTATACACGATAAACTGTTTAAAGTCTTGATTATATAACTGATCCAGGGTGCCTTCGTACTGTGTTTTACTTTCGCCTAATTCATATTCAGAAATAGCATCTAATGAATAACTATGACGCTCTTCGTAAGTGTACTTACGATACAGTTGCATATAATCCATGTGTACGCGACCTACTATGTCATAGGTTGTGCTAGTAGCACCATAACGCTCAAACTCACGCTCTTTAGGAAATTGTCCCCACAAGCAAAATCTGCGGGTATCATCTTTTGATAGTATTCGCTTGATACGATTTACTGTGTAAGGTATATCATAGCCTTCTGAGTTCCAACCAGAAATAACATCTGCGTCTTCGATTAAGTCTAGGAATGTTTTACACATATCCTCTTCTTTATCAAACACAATACAGTTTTCAAAATCTCGAGCAATATCCTTGACAGTTTCCATGCTCATATGCTTGGGTGGAATAACTAGTGTGACTAATTGTTCCAACCACTGTAAGTAAACAGAAATAGCAGTAATAGCATTAAACGGATCCGTTGTGGGAGAAAAACCTTTCTCTTTGTGGAAGTCTACTTCGATGTCAAAGAATGCCGCATGGAGTTCTGGAGCATCTTTATTTTTATAATTTTCTTCTAAGCAACGGAAGATTGGATTGATGTCAGATTCGTAAAGTTGTTTACCTTTTTGTATAGCTACTTCTTTACGAAATTCTTTACTATTGCGAGTGGAGAAACGAGCTACCGGTGTGCCGTAGATTGATGTAAATTTACCTCTTGGATCATTATAATAAAAAATATAATCGGCGGGATATTCTTTATAAACTCTTTCGCCGTCGATCCTTTCTACTACATGAATTCGATCGTGTTCACGATCATATAATGCATCTACATAACTCAAATTAATCTCCGTTTATGGCCGGTAAGCCGTATCTCATGTTCGTTAAGTGAACGATTCTTACTACTGACTATAATATTTATAGTGTTCTGCCTACTTGTGTCAAAATCTGCTCAAGCAATTCGTGGTCTTGTTGTTCACGACCAAATTCACTCTTATGTGCTAATTTAATTGCTTTTTTAAGAATACCAGGTTTGATTTCTAATTCTTCGGCTACTGCTTTAATAGTGTCGTTGAGACCGCCGGTGAGTGTTTCGATTTCAAGAGTGACCTGCATACCTTCGCTGATAATTTGTTCAAGTTTTTTAGTTTGTTCTGCTGAAAAGACGCGATCTGACATTTAATTCTCCTGTTAATAATGTTACAAGTATACAGGATATTTTGGTATAAGTCAATGCTATTTTGGTAAAGTGCCACTTTTAAGGTTCCGGTAGCGAATCGGATTACTTAGGGCAGGAGCCTCCCAGCCTACGGTAACTTAATACCGGTCCTAAGGCTATTTTTTAAACAGGTGCGTACGGATTAAGTTTATAATCCTCGTCACCTTGTTGTTCTGGATAAACTGGATAATCCATTATTGATGTATTGTCCAATCGTAATCTACATTTACTACTACTTGATTTTTTCTAGCATAATAGGCGTAAGGATCAAATTCGTCAGATTTAACTTTGATACGCTTACTAGTACCATCATCAAAATAAACGGTCCAAACAAAATATTCGTTGTCTTTTAAACTTTCGTCTATTTCACTTTTTATTAATTTTAATGCTTCTTTGCGAACTTGTACATGGCCGCCGTTATCTAAGTCTACTGTGTAATATTTTGGAGCACCTTGATATGCGCCATTGCGAACTTCGCCAACGGTACCAGTTTGACCACTAGCTGGGCCACTAACTACTCGAACTCTTTTACCTAAACCTTTAGCTTCTTTTAATGTCTTTTTTTTAGATTCAATTAGAGCTTTGTATTCCATTCTAGCTGACTCGTAAATAGCTGGATCTTTAGTAAAATTGTAGCCGTTACGAACTGCCCATGATAAGAAATTATCTGAAGATTCTCTAACGCCTGGGTTTGCTTTATAATAATCGCCTAAAGATTTATACTGCCCGTCATTTTGAGCAGGAGCTTTTACTGGGGCAGGAGCTTGTTGACTGG